TATCAAGCGGCTCGAGTCGACTGCCAACTCGATCAAGAACCCCTCCGGCAACCGGCAGTACACGATTCGCGAACGTGGCGTGGATCTCCCGGCGCAAGGCGGCAACCTTCCGTCGTCGAAGTACTACTGGGATGTCTCCTCGCGCGCAGTTCAACACGCGGTCACCGATGCGTTCACTACCCTCGAGGTCGTTTTTGACAGCGAAGGCTGGATCACTGACCTCAAGAAGGTCGAGGTCGCAGACGCGTTGGCCCAGACCATGGATTTCGGTGCAACACTGGTCAGCGCGATTCTCAGCGACGAGTCGGTTGACCTCGAGCACTACGGCGTCAAGGGCATGCGCTGGGGTGTGCGCAACGACAAGGGCGGATCCAACACCTCCGGCGTCGGCGAGACCAAGCGGGAAGGGATTCAGAAGTTCCTGGATCCGCAGGGGCACAGTCTCAAGAAGGACGTGGCCAAGAACGTCCTCCTGCCGTTGATTCCCGGCGTCGGATCGGTGCTTGCGGCGCCTTCTTCTGTGCGTCTGGTTCGTGGCGCGACTCGTGGTGCCAAGGCGAAGGCGCTGCACAACCAGGAGCAGAAGTTCAAGAAGAACGCGATGACGCCGAAGAACTTCGTCGCCATCCACAACGGCGCTCTCCCGCGTGCCAACAAGGCGATCGAGGCGCTCGACAAGAAGTATCCGGGCGATCTGACCAAGGCTCCGGCCAAGAAGGCGAAGTACGACGCCGAAGTCATCAAGGCGATGCAGGCGGCTTACAAGGAGTCGGCCAACTCGCTGGTCAACAAGGCGAACACGCACCACCTCGACGTCGAGTTCGTCAACGACACCGACTTCAAGATCACCGCGAAGGAGGGTCCGGGCACGCCGATCCCGCATACGGTCAAGCACGCCGCGGACGACGGGATGGACGCTACGTTCACCGGCAAGATCAAGCGCGACGCCGAAGGACACATCATCGGCTTCGAGTTCGATCACTTCGACGCCGAAGAGCCGACCCTGGCTCAGTCGGCGGAGCTCGACGCTGCCGACCTCGGTGCCCAGTTCATCCTCGAGCACTACGGTGTCAAGGGCATGCGCTGGGGTGTGCGCAAGGAGCGAGCGGTCATGGCTACGCCGCACACCGATACCGGAGTTCTGCGACGGCGGACCAAGGTGCGGACCACCGGAGGCGTGTCAGCACCGGCGCATCACGACGCGGTCAAGGCGGCGGTGGCCAAGCAGCTGGTCAAGAAGAGCGGCACCGATGCGCTCTCCACCCAGGAGCTGCGCGATCTGGCCAACCGGCTCCAGGTCGAGAACCAGGTCACGCTGCTGATGTCCTCCAAGGGCAAGAAGTTCGTCTCCGAGCAGCTGCAAAGCAAGGAGACCAAGCGGGCGATTCGGACGGGAGCCAAGACGGCAGCTCCGCACGTGATCAAGCGCGCGAAGAAGACCGCTGCCGGTGCAGCCGCGGTGGCAGCGCTTCTGTAAGCGAACCCCTGGCAGGGGGAGGAAAGGAGGAGCTGATGGCAGCTCGTCTGATCTTCATGTTCGCTCGTTGGTGGATGTCCATTCCGTTCGTCGTCCTCGGGGCGATACTCGGGGTGGACATCCTCGGCGTGTTCCGCAAGGCGGGAAAGGAGGTGTTTGCGTGGGACTCGCACTAGTCCTGATCGGGCTGGTCGTGCTGATCTTTCTGTCCGCGTTTTGGGGAGCCATCCTCATCGTGGTCGGGCTGATCCTCATGTTCGTGCCCGGAGTACCGTACGGGTATTCGAGTTACCGCGGCCGTAGAGGGCCGCCGTAGGAAGGAGGGGTAAGTGGCGCTGTCCAATACAGCAGTCCCGGTGTACTACGGGCAGTTCCGCAACGCGGTGATGCGCGGAGAGATTCCGGTCAACCGGGAGATCTCGCTGGAGATGAATCGGATCGACGCGCTCATCCGCAACCCCAACATCTACTACGACGATCAGGCGGTGGAGGGCTTTCTGCGCTTCTGCGAGGGTGAGATGACCTTGACAGAAGGCAGTGACCTCCACCTCCTGTTCACGTTCAAGTTGTGGGCGGAGCAAATCTTCGGCTGGTACTACTTCGTGGATCGATCGGTCTACGTTCCTTCGGAGGGTAACCACGGCGGCCACTTCGAGACACAAACGAAGAAGATTCGTCTGGTCAAGAAGTTCTACCTCATCGTGGCTCGCGGTGCAGCCAAGTCGATGTTCGCTGCGCTCATTCAGGCATACTTCCTCACGGTCGACACCGAGACCACCCACCAGATCACAACGGCCCCGACCATGAAGCAGGCAGAAGAGGTGCTCTCGCCCTTCCGCACTGCCATAACTCGTGCTCGGGGTCCGTTGTTCAAGTTCCTCACCGAAGGCTCGTTGCAGAACACGACGGGTAATCGGATGCTGAGGCAGAAGCTGGCAGCGACCAAGAAGGGCATCGAGAACTTTCTCACCGGGTCACTGCTCGAGATCCGGCCGATGGCGATCAACAAGCTCCAGGGTCTGCGGACCAAGATTGCCACCATCGACGAATGGCTGTCTGGTGACCTCCGTGAAGACGTCATTGGCGCCGTTGAGCAGGGCGCCTCCAAGCTGGAGGACTATCTGATCGTCGCCATCTCTTCGGAGGGCACCGTCCGCAACGGTTCCGGCGACACAATCAAAATAGAGCTTGCTGACATCCTCAAGGGTGAATACGCGGCTCCGCATGTGTCGATCTGGCACTACAAGCTGGACGCGATCGAGGAAGTCAACGATCCGGCGATGTGGTTGAAGGCGAATCCAAACCTTGGACAGACGGTCACCTACGAGACCTATCAGCTGGATGTCGAACGAGCGGAGAAGGCTCCGGCTTCACGAAACGACATTCTTGCCAAGCGTTTCGGCATCCCGATGGAGGGCTACACGTACTTCTTCACCTACGAGGAAACGTTGGTCCACCGAGTTCGCGAGTTCTGGCAGATGCCGTGCTCGATGGGCATGGACGCCTCGCAGGGCGACGACTTCTGGGCCTTCACTTTCCTCTTCCCGCTGGGTGGAGATCGCTACGGGGTGAAGACTCGGAGCTACATCACCGAGCGTACGTTGATGCTGTTGCAGGCGTCGATGCGACAGAAGTACGAGGAGTTCATCCAGGAGGGCAGCCTTCATGTGATGAGCGGTACGGTGTTGAACTGGGAAGAGATCTATGACGATCTCGACGCTTTCATCATCCGCTCTGAGTACGATGTCCGCACGTTCGGATACGACCCGTACAACGCAAAGCCCTTCGTCGATCGTTGGGTGGTTGAGAACGGTCCCTATGGGATCGAGAAAGTCATTCAGGGAGCCAAGACCGAATCCGTCCCACTCGGTGAGCTGAAGAAGCTGTCCGAGGACCGGCACCTCATCTTCGATCAGGTCCTGATGCAGTTCGCCATGGGCAACGCCATCACGCTGGAGGACACCAACGGCAACCGCAAGCTGCTGAAGAAGCGCCAGGACGAGAAGATCGACAACGTGGCGGCCCTGATGGACGCCTACATCGCACTCAAAGCTAACCAGGAGGCGTTCGAGTAATGCCCGCAGGAATCACCAAGGCCATCGTGCTCCAAGGTTCGGGGCCGAAGGTGCAGGCCGAGAACCAGGAGTACCTGCGCCTGGTGTTGTTCGACGAGAACGGAACGCCGCTTGACTTGACGGCTGGTCTTCAGGGCCCAAGAGGGTTCGAGGGACCTCCTGGTCCGGCGGGAGTTGCGGGCGCTCAAGGACCTCCGGGAGTTCAAGGCGTTCAAGGTCCGCAAGGACCGAAGGGTGACACCGGCACGCAGGGAGCTCAGGGCCCGATCGGTCTGAAGGGTGATACCGGAGTTGGTACTCCTGGACCGCAGGGTCCGCAAGGCGCCGTCGGTCCTCAGGGGCCCAAGGGCGACAAGGGCGATCCTGGCATTGCGGGTCCGGCGGGCATTCAGGGTCCGGTCGGTGTGAAGGGTGACACGGGCATCGGAGTTCCATCCGGTGGCGCTGCCGGGCAGGTGCTTACCAAGAAGTCAGGGACCAACTTCGATACGCAATGGACTAGCGGCGGGGGATCTGATCTGAATCCGATGATGCTGATGGGGGCGTGAGATGCTGAACTACAAGGTGCTAGGACAGGCCAACCCGGGGGCGAACGCCGACGCGACGCTCTACACGGTTCCAGCCGCAACCCAAGCGGTCGTCTCAACGCTCACGATCTGCAATCAGACCAGCACTCCGTTGACGTTCCGAGTCGCGGTGCGTCCGGCTGGCGAAGCGCTGGCCGCCAAGCACTACATCGCCTACGACTCGCCCGTGGACCCTAACGACACGGTGACGCTGACGCTCGGCATCACGCTGGCGGCGACCGATGTCATCACGGTTCGTGGCTCGTCGGGCTCCATGTCATTTTCGGCCTTCGGTTCGGAGATCACATG